CACATCCAAACTATAAATTATAGCTGGATTTGGACCAGAAAAAGCTCGGTCCATCGGTGCCGAAATCCCCATAACGAGAGAAGCAAAAAGGTAGAACTTCTCCCAAACCACCTGGGAATTTCCTATTCCATTCGACCAACCCATCAGACGTAAGCCTAACAGGTTTACTATTCCAAATATCCCAATCAGCAATCCTATTTTTTGTAGCAGCATACAATTTCATCCAAGCTTTAGAAAATGTCTCTAACCGTGTTATTGCCTTTAACTCTCTTGCGAAAGCTGGCCACACACACATGGAATTATAAATTGATTTAGCCGCGCCTTTAACCATTTCGAAATAATTCATATGAGGAGGCAAAGTATGAAAAGTGCCAAACTTCATAAGAACCCGAACTGGGTTAGGGACCAAAACAGTACCACTCTTAGTCGGTAGGAAATAAGCGGAACAAAAGCCAACATGGTGCAACTTATCCCTCTTGATGGTCTCGGCCTTGAAACCAAATAAGTGCATTGAATTTTTAAAATCAGTCGAGCGCTTACAATTTATAACACTGTCATCTCCCATGACCAATATACGGAATTCTTTAAGCGCTTCATTGAGAGTAAGACCGTGCTCTCTCTGATATATATACAAATGGATAAATCCATTTAATAAGCTATTAGCCAATGAGGTCCAAGGAATCCCAGACTTCATACCTCCAGGGGTTTTAACCCTAATACCATGACTGGTACGGCCAATAGTTTTAACACTCCTTCGCATATAGGCCAAAACCCTCCTAGGAGCGCCCATATACTCAGCCATCTGAGTGAAGAAGTTTAATAAAGAGGCACTAACGCTAGAATCCCACTTTGAAACGTCGTCCTCGTACCATAACCCATAGTCTTTATAATCGGCCCATTGACCGGCCCTCTCTCCAGTCATACCGCCAGCATAAACTATAGGTGAACCGATGCCCCACCGAGATTTTAAGGCCTCAGTTGCATTTTTAACCCATGCGGCAGTTTCAACCACAAGACGTGGCCTACAACCAAAAATGGCACGAGCGGATTTTTGTTTCAATCCAGCAGGGGTTCGGTATAATAAATTCTCAATTTTAAGATGTATTTTTGATTTACACTCCCTTAACAGCTCACCGGCAGGCACCCATAACCTTCGGTGTTGACCACAAGCCCTTAATTTTTCATAGGACCTTAAGTACTGAGCCTTCATACTGGGAGAAGAGTTACTAGTTTTAAGCCACTCCAAAAAATCCCCGTCGGGAACTCCTCTAGGTAAGAGACGTTGGAACGCTAATTTCCTCCAACTCCAAAAGTTTTCGGAAATCTCCTCATCCATATCGATAAGGGGCATAGTAACTCTTGTTCTTATAGCAGCATACATATTATAAGAATTATTTGAGAAATGAATGGGTTTATATTGCTCGAATTGTGATGATAATGAATTATAAGTGATCCCTCGAGACCTCATCTCTGTGTCTAACACAACTGATTTTCCAGTGCACCTGACAGAGCATTTTTCTCGAATAGGAGGAAGTTCCCCAGAGTAAGTTTGTATGCATTGGGCATTAGGTAACCTAACGCCTCGAGCCAAATTGAAAACGCAACTCCGGAGAAAATGCATAATAATACCAATGCTTGTTCTTGGATATGGACAAAGAGCCAAATACCCATAACAAAAACAAAAGTAATAGAATACAAAACAAACCAAAATTCAAAGGAAGATATTGTGACAACGATACAATCGCCACGAGCATGACGAAGGTGATAAAAGTAGCAAGGGGCCAGCCCTTATGAAAAACTGGAATTGGGTGCTGAGAAGCGAAGAACAAAGGTTCCCCAACATCTATAGCCAAAGCCCCCAAACCATGAACCTGATGGGAAAAGTCCGGATTAATGAAATTATCTTTCTCCTCTACACGACTATAATGAGTGCTAGGACGCACGTTAAATTTACGCAACAACATGGCACATGTTGAATTCAATTCCTGCATCAAGATAGTCCTTTCTTCCGGAGTTGGATATTTTTTCCAATGTGTCTGCATCCAAACTAAAGCCTCATCAACTATACCAGTAGGCAACTCGACATACCCTACATCGGACCTAAAACTGGGTGCCAATACACTCCGGCGCCAATCTGACCTGATATTAAATTTCTCCATCTCTGGGGAATAATCAAGTGGATCTCGCACGTCACCACCAACTTCTGCACGAAAAATTGGGTGAATACCACGAGGGTGAGATTTTAAATACGCCTTTTCCTCTTCTTCGGGATCAATTGGATCCTCGTGAATGTTAGGCTCTTGATAGCTCTCACTGTCGTGCTGAGTGTCTTCTGAGTTTTCACTCCCTTTTGACTCAGGTTGAGAAAGATCGCC